GCACCTCTTGGGTTGCTTCAGGTGCAACAGGAGACATTGAAGGCGTAACCGCTGGTGTTGGTATTTCGGGTGGTGGCACTTCAGGAACAGTAACAATTACTAACTCAATGGCAACAGCAATAGACGCCAAAGGTGATTTAATTGTTGGAACTGGCGCAGATACATTTAGCCGTCTTGCAGTAGGCACCAACACTTACGTTTTAACAGCAGACAGCGCAGAGGCAACTGGATTAAAATGGGCTGCACCTTCAGGCGGTGGTTCAACTTTTGTTGGAGTTAAAGTTACAAAAAGTGCAGATCAAACTATTGCATCAGCAACTGAGGCTCAAATTACTTGGAATCAAGAGGAATTTGACACTAATGCTTTCCACGACAATTCAACTAATAATTCAAGATTAACTGTTCCAACTGGACAAGGTGGTTATTACAGAATCTATGCAGAAATGCAGTGGGCAAACACCTCATCAACTGCAAGAAAAATTATTGCCGTTTACTTAAATGGCGCAGTAACTCAAATTGGAACATTTGAAACTGGTTCAATAGGTTTCCCAAGTTGCGTGGTTTCTTTTACTCAAAATTTATCGGCTGGCGATTACATTCAATTATATGCTTACAATGGAACGGCAGGTAATTTAGATTTTAGAAGTTCACTTGCGTTTTTCGGAATGGAGAAAATAGGATAATGATTTCATTTACTAAACCAACCAATTTGAATGGTTTTGAGTTACGCCAAGAATTAAATGCTGCTGGAATATTAATTTCAGACGAACCAACTAGCGTAAAAACTACTGCCGATAATTTGATATGGCTAGATATTGTTGAGAGTGACGCTAAGGCTGCTGAAGCAATAGTCGCAGCGCACAACGGAACTATTTAAGCATAATCTTAGGGAATAGTGCATTGTCAAAACCTTGGCTCAGTAAAGCGGCTGCTCAATTACGTGAACAAATAGATGATTCATACCCAGATCGCAAGCGTCAATCTGATGGGTGGAACGCTGACGCTAATCACAAACGCCGAGGTAAAAGCGACCACATACCCGACCCAAAAGCCAACTTTGTTGTTAGAGCAATTGACGTGGACGCTCGCCTTTCTGACGACAAAAGAACTTCAGCATATTTGGCAGATCAAATTCGACTCTACGCTAAACGTCATGGACGTATTCATTATGTGATTCATTTGGGGATGATTGCATCACCAATCATGAACTATAAATGGAGACGGTATCGAGGCTATAACCCACACAACCACCACATACATATTTCATTTAGAAAAGATCAAGATAACAATTCAGAGTTTTTTAACATACCACTACTAGGGGGCACCAATGAATAGCAAACTGTTAGCAGCACTTAACTCATACGGACGCAGCGCATTTGTTTGTCTTGCAACTGTTTACGTAACCAATCCATCCGGCACATTTGAGGACATTTGGAAAGCCTTTCTCGTTGCCTTTGCAGCACCTATCCTTCGTGCATTAAACCCAGACGACACCGCTTTCGGTATCGGTAGCAAAGAGTAATGACAGCCCTTGAGTGGGCTGGCTTTTTGGCTGGATTAACGACCACATTAATCGGAATGTTAGCCGGCTTGCGCTGGCTGGTAAAAGGTTGGTTAAACGAACTTCGCCCCAATGGAGGGTCAAGTATGAAAGACCAGTTGACCGCTTTACAAAAAGAAACGACACACCTGTCAAATCGCATAGATGAACTCTTTATTGTCATTAGTAGGAAGTAAACTTTTCCCATGGCTACCAAACGGAAACCAAGAAAGAAAGTCGCAAGGCGACGCCGTACTACAAAGGAACCAATCTTAGTAAAGATTGATTTTTGGGCTATTGCTGCTAAAGAGGTATACGACGCTTGCCGTCGTGCAGGTATGGACGAAGGAACTGCCCTTGCTTTTGCAATGGATAGATCGTCATACCCTGATTGGATAGTTGACCCTAAAGACCCAATCAAAAATCCTCTTGACGATTTTGACGAGGACGACGATTAGCATAAAAAGAATTGCCTTTATCTCAGACCTTCAGGCACCATTTATAGATGAGCAGAGCGTCAAGGTCGTAGGAAAGTTTTTACGGAAATGGAATCCTCACCGGACTATTCAAATCGGTGACGAAATTGATCTACCTCAATTGGGTGGATTCAATGCAGGAACAATAGATGAGATGGTTGGAAATCTTGATGACGATAGAAACTTTACGCAAGAGGTACTTCAATACCTTGGCGTCACCGACGTACTAGGAAGTAATCATGGAATCAGACTCTACCGATCAATCAAGAAACGACTGCCATCTTTCCTCAACCTACCAGAACTCCAATATGAACGTTTTATGGGGTATGATAAACTCAAGATTAAATTCCACCCCTACGGACTTGATTGGGCGTACGGCTGGACGGCAGTTCATGGAGACTCTTTCCCTCTTAGCCAAGTACCATCACAAACGGCGTTAAATGGGGCTAGGAGGCTGGGAAAGAGCGTGGTGTGTGGTCACACCCATAGACTAGGGTTATCAGCCTTTACAGAGGCTTCCAGAGGGCAATTAGGGCGTACTGTATGGGGTCTAGAGATCGGAAATCTCGTCGATTTAGCCTCAAGCGGAATGGCATATACGAGGGGCTATGCCAATTGGCAGCAGGGCTTCGCAGTAGCCTACGTTCAAGATCGTAAAGTGCAGGTCATACCTATACCTATTAATAACCACCAATTTATTTTTGAGGGCAAGTTATATGGGTAGGCAGACTGATTACGAGCCTAGGGACATTGACGCTCAAATTGATGAGTTTGAGGAATTAGGGATTCTGTAACAAAACTGTTATACAACACGCCGAGGCTGGCGTTGATACTGTCGGCTATATCTGTCACCCTTCTCGTATCCAAGTAACGGCTTGGTGTGACGAAAGAGGTATGAAGTGAAAGTTACAGCGCAAGACTTTGAACGTTTGACTACTTGCCAGATGGAGTTTGCTGGCAATGATGGCTGGGTTGAGCAGATCAACCGATTTGATGAGGAAATCAACTGGAAGCATCAATTCATTTACTGGGTAGATACCTATGTGAGTGCCTTGGTTGCAGTTCAGTATCTAGTTGATCAAAAATTTGATTACTCAATATCTTATGACGAGGCAACCGCTGACTGGGTAATTACCACTGACTACGCCGGTTCATGGGTGACAGTATGACAATCAACGGAGTAACGGTTTTATGGTTCATGATAGCCACCGGCTTATTATCTTATGCAGTTAGTTTATGGCACACCGAAATCTACAACCAAGGTTATTGGCGTGGTCGTCAGGTGGGTTGGAACATGCACCGACGCATGATTAACATAAAACAAGAGGTAGATGAGGTGTTTGACTATGAACAGAACTGAGGACTTATTTGACGAGGTAAGAGTTACCTTGTCTCAGAGAGGCGGCATCTATGGTTCAAGCAGAACCAATCACGAAAGAATCTCGGAACTGTGGAGTGCCTACCTTGGTGATTACATTTCACCAATGCAAGTCAGTATCTGTATGTTGCTCGTCAAGGTCAGTCGTCTTACAGAATCACCTAACCATCTCGATTCAGTTAAAGACGGAATTGGCTACCTTGCAATATACAATCAAATACTCAAAGAGTATGACACAGAATATAAAGGTGAGGTAGATGGCATTTAATATAAATGATTATGAAACGGTGGAGGTGAGGCTTGGAAGGTTTATTGCTGACTATCCTGATTTTATGGTTCATACGGAGTTGCTGGAACATAGTGAAAAACGTTTTATTGTTCTTGCCAAGATTTATAGAACATGCGTTGATAGCCAGCCGTACGCTACTGGGCTTGCTTACGAGATCATTTCGGACAGAGGTGTTAATTCTACGTCTGCGCTTGAAAATGCGGAAACGTCCGCAATTGGAAGGGCTTTGGCTAACGCCGGATACGCAGCAAAAGGAAAGCGTCCAAGTCAAACCGAAATGGCTAAGGTTATTGCAGCCGAACAAAAGCCGTTAACCTTTAAGGAAAAACTAGAATCTCGTACCAGCGTGGTACCAGAAAAGCCAGCAGTCGAGACTAATGAACCTCAACCGGTGGCTTGGTCAATTGGTGATGCCGTCAATGCAATCAGTAATGCAAAACCAAAAGAACCGCAACCTTGCGAACATGGGCACATTCTCAAGCAAGGAATCTCAAAAGGAAAAGGTAAGCCCTACTACGGTTATGTTTGCAAGAAAGGCGTAGAGACTCACGCTAAATGGGCTAAGCAAACAAGTAACGGAATCTGGTACTTCGAGGAAGGGTATGAAAATGGTTGATATACAAAAGGCAGTTCGGCAAACTTTCATAATTAATGCAGAACATGAAAATTGTGAAGGGCGTTGCTTGGGGGAAAGACAATTAGACCCTGAACAACACAGCCAATACGTCGCACACATTATTGGTTATTACATGTTAGGACTTTCAAATGGGTGAAATGGAAATGATTGACGAACATGGCGTTCGAGCCACATTTAAGGAAACTGGGGTCGAGTTAGATATTGTGCCACTTAGTGAGTGCTGCGAAATCTGTAACGACCCACGTATGTTAGACATTAACGGTGTCAAAATGTGTAAATCTTGCAACGGTGTAAATCACATTGATTACCCACATGTCAACCCAGTCACGTAAACATAGGGGTTACCGCACTCAAAAGGTAGTGGCTGATTACCTAAAGCAGTTCTACCCATACGCAGAATCTACTGGCGCAGGTCGTCAAGGGAGTGACATCCTAGGCACTCCCTATGACATTGAGGTCAAAGCAGTAACTAAATTTAGTCCTTTAGGCTGGATAAAGCAGATAAAAGAGCGTAAATCCGATAAACTTGGCTTCGTGGTTCTACGTTGCAATGGTCAAGGCGAGAAAGCCGGCGAATATGTCGTGTTGCTGCCATTGCAAGACTTTATGAAGGTGTTAAATGGTTGAACCTATACGCTGCACAAAATGTGGGGCATGGATGATGGAAGGTTTGACCTGTTCTGTATGCCAAAAGATCAATGCCCTGAGTGTCTAAGATTTAACACCGGCACTACTCAATATAACAAAGATTACTTTCATGAATGTAAAGATTGTGGACATGAATGGAGTGAGGGTTATGGATAAAGAATCAACTGACATAGATTGGGCTTATCAAAATGCCCTTAGAGAGCAATGGTTAAAAGATCACCCAGAGGCAGGTTACATAGGCTGGACTTCAATATAAATTTGATAGTGTGGCATAAATCACATCTCACATAGTGAGACGATAGGAGAAACCATGCGTAAAGGAT